AGCAAAACACTTGAAGATGATGGCTAATGCAATGAAGAAAGGTAAAAGCTTTGGAGCTTCTCATAAAATGGCTCAGAAGAAAGTTGGAAAGTAATGGCAAAAACCGTTAGCTGGATGTGGGGTGGTAAGAGACATTATGGAACCTTGATAAGAGAGACAAAAACCCATAAGTTTGCCAGAACAAAAAACGGTAAAGTCAAGAAGATTAAGAAGTAGTGGCTAGAAAGAAAAAAGACCCGAAGGTTGGCACGGGTAAGAAGCCAAAGGGTAGTGGACGTAGGTTATACACAGATGAGAACCCAAAAGACACAGTAAGGATTAAATATGCAACGCCTGCTGATGCCAGAGCAACGGTTGCAAAAGTAAAAAGGATTAGAAAGCCTTTTGCTCGCAAGATACAGATACTAACAGTGGGAGAGCAGAGGTCAAAGGTAGCGGGAAAGAGAACACAGGTACAGATTTTTAAAAAGGGTAAAGAAGCGATTAGAAGGGCAAATAAAAAGAAAAAGTAGCATGGCTAGAAAGTTTAAAAAAGTACCAAAGACAAAGCGAGGCGTACCCAAAAAATATGTTAAAGGTTCTAGAAACCAAAAGAAAACACAGGATGAGATATTAAGAACACGTAAGATGTATAGAGAGGGTGCATTGACACCTGCAATGATGGATATGATATCGAAACAAAGGAGTAAGAGTGGCAAGAAAACCAGCAAAAAGAAAACCAGCAAGAAAAAAAAGCGGAGGAAGTAAAGCCGCAGTTCTTGCTAAGTATTCCAAAAGCTCTGGAATATCAAAAGGAACTTTGTCTAAGGTGTACTCAAGAGGTTTGGGTGCATACTACTCCAGTGGTTCTAGACCCGGAGTTAGTGCTCATCAATGGGCCGCTGGCAGGGTAAGAAGTTTTGCTACAGGTAAAGGTGGGGCTAGAAAAGCAGATGCAGATTTAATACGTGGTGGTAAAAAGAAAACAGCTAAAAAGAAAACAACTACTAGAAGAAAGAAGAAGTAATACATGGCAACATTTGAAGCACAGGTAGAGGCGTTAACAAGTTTAGATATAGATGGTAGCAGTGCACCAACACAGTCAGAACTTTCTCAGTTCTTAACAGATGGTGCTAAAGAAATCTTAAATACACTACCAAGATCAAAGCAAGCTTTGTTTACAACTGCAAACGACTTGAACGGTAGTAGTCAAAGTCTTACTCTTTTGGGATCTGAGGTATTTAGTGTCACTAGAGATGATGGAACAATTAATCAGCCCTGTAGAAAGGTGCCTGCTGAGTTAAATGGGCGTATTAGAGATGCTGATGATATGATGGCGGCTACCACTACAGACCCTGCTTATTACGTTACAAATAATATTTTAGTTGTTGTGCCTTCACCTACCAACGCTCAAAATGCCCACGTACATACATTGAATTATCCTACGGTAGCATTTGGTGATAGCACCATTGCTAAGTTTCCAGATGATGCTGAGTATCTAGTGCCTATTTATGGGGCAATAAAAGCACTGCAAAATTCTTTAGGGGCCCTATCACTAAGCAATACGGATGTTAATAATGCACTGAGTGCTATTACTGCGGCTGTAACGGATGCAAAAAACGCAGTGGATAAGTTTGAAAATGCTGACTCTGAATCTGTATTTGGTGATGAGTCTACCTTTAAAACAGACGATTCTCAAATCACCAGAGTAAAAGATGCTTTAGATGCGGCTGAAGATGTTATTAATAGCAATCAACCTTCAGCGGATACAGATGCATTTGGAGCTCAAGCAAGTGAAGATGTGGAGCTTGTAACGAGTGCTTTGAATATTTCTGCGGCAGAAATTAGAAGAGCACAAACTCATCTAGCCGAGTGGAACGCAATAGGTGATATGCGAGTAAAAGAAATCAATGCGGCTTTAGCTGAGGCTAGAGGACACGCAGAAGAGATACAGGCTAGATTGTCAGTAGATTTAAGTAGGTATAGCAAATATGAGAAACAACAAGCTAAATTACAGGCAGATTATGACAAAGGAATACAGGCGTTGAAATAATGGCAATACATTCTTTAACAGTAAAACAAATTATTAGTAGAGTTAGGCAGGTTTTTCCTGATGCACCAGAAACATATATTATATCTTTAATTAACGATGCTTTAAATGAACTTGGTCAATACTCTCAAAAGTCAATGTCTGCAAAAGTTAACATCGAAGCCAATCAAACATTTTATGATTTGTCAGATAGTGCTGTAGATTCTTCTAATAAAGCAATGGGGATAAACAAGGTATATAGAGTAGATATAATGGATAATGAAGGTGACTACATAAGGATTCCAAGGGTGTTGGATGGTGAGCCACTTATGTTTGATATTACTTCAGAGTCTGCAATAGAGGAGCCTTCATAATGGCTAGTGAAATAAAACATCCAGAAGATAAAGTATTATACTTTATTAGAGGAGATCATTTAGGATTAATTACAACATTTTCTTCAACAGGTGAATCAAGAACAGATAGAAAAGCTTTTCAAGCGTTTGACCACTCAGTTACAAACGGATTACTTATACATTATTATGGAAATCCTAATAAGGTTACAGCAATCACGGATACTCCAGATGTTGATAATTTATATCATTCTGCGATTGTGGATTATGTAAAGAAATGTTTGTACATGGATCGTGCAGGAAAAACATCAGATGGTAACAGAGCTCAGGTAGCAATGAACTTGATGATGAGGCATGAAAGAAAATTTGATATGGCCATTAAGAAATATGGCACAAAGAAAAGAAGTAAGACTGGAGGAACCAGAGCAGTTGTTCCAGCTAGTTTTACATAATATTATTGATTGATTATTTGTCTTGATCTAGATTAAGTTTCACGACATATAATTTGACTATATGAATGCTTTAAAGCGGTGGTGGTGGAAATATAGGATAGATTATGTCAGACATAAATAAATTTACTACAAAAGAAGTGCTAAACAAGGTACTTCTAGATTCTTCAGGCAACTCCGTAGCCGCAAATTCTCACACATCTCAAGAAGCGTTAAACGCTGTGCTTGATACTTCTAATAACAGACTTAATGTATCCCTTGGTGGTAGCAATACTATTTCAGGTGATGTTACCATTACAGGAGATTTAACTGTACAGGGTGGGGGTAGTCAGACTTTTGATGAAATACTTACTGGTACAATGTCAATTACAACGACAGATAACTCAGACAACCTTACTCTTATATCAACAGACGATGGTGCATCAGCCGCTCCAAATTTAAGATTATATAGAAATTCACCAAGCCCAGCAGATTCAGATGTTTTCGGTCAAATAGATTTTGATGGTAGAAACAATAATAGTCAAGATTTTGTAGGAGCTAGAATAAAAGTAGCGGCTGGTCATGTATTGGATGGAACAGAAGATGCTCAAATAGAATTTGATGTAATGACTGATGGTACTTTACGAGAGTATATGAGAATGGCATCTGGTTCTACTCCAGCAGTTATATTTAATCAAGATAGTAGAGATATAGATTTTAGAGTATTATCAGATAATCTAGACCCAGCTTTTTTTGTGCAAGGTTCAGATGGCAATGTTGGTATTGGAACTTCAAGTCCTAGTACAAATCTTCATGTATTTAGTGATCAGGATTTCAACCCAACGTTAACTATTGAAAATGCTAATGCTGGTAGTAGGTCTCCATTTTTATCTTTTAAGAAAAGTAGCTCTAGTCCAGCAAATAATGATAACATTGGTCAAATACAATTTAATAGTAATGATGCAACTGGTTCATCAAGGCTTATGGCATTTATTGAAGCATACACTCCAGACGTAACTGGTGGAGCTTATGATGGTGCATTTAGGTTTAGTCAAATGGTAAATGCAAGTCAAACAGAAGTTATGACTATTACTGGAGGTTCGGTCGGTATTGGTACAGAATCACCAGACACTAATTTGCACATTTTTAAAGCAAGTGCTGGTACAGTAGATGCACATTCAGATGCACAATTAGCGGTAGAGAATAGCGGAGTTGCGGCTATCAATATCTTAAGTGGGACTTCAAGTCATGGACAAATTTTATTTGGTGATGCTGATGATGCTGATAAAGGTGTATTATCTTACGATCAAGGTACTGATAGAATGTTTATTAGAGTAAATGGTAGTACTGATAAGTCTTTTATAATAGATGCTAATTCTAGATTTTCAATGAGTAATAATGACTCTGGTGGTACTAGTGGTGCAGATGGTACAACTGGAAATACTTTATTTGGTGCATTCGCTGGTTTAGCAATAGTAGATGGCGGTGAAGATAACGCATTTTTTGGACACGCATCTGGAAATAAAAATACAACTGGAGAAAAAAATGTTGGCTTTGGAGCTTTTACTGGTTTTGGAAATAGGACTGGAGATTTTAACACCTATGTAGGTTATGGTGCTGGATTTGGCGTAGATAATAATAATAACAGTAATAATACTGGAGTAGGTTATGAAGCTCTAAAAGCAGTCCTTGGAGGCAGTAATAATGTCGCAGTAGGCTCTGGGGCTGGTGATGCAATTACAGAAGGTAGCAGTAATACTTTTATAGGACTTTCTGCTGGTTCTGCTGTTACTACGCAATCACAACTTACTGCTATTGGTCAAGAAGCATTGGCTCAATCAAATGGAGCAACTGCTTCTATTGCTATTGGTTATCGAGCGTTATATGGAACTAATGCTGGTACTTGTGAAGATAATATTGCGATTGGAAATAGTGCTATGGTTGCAAATATTACTCATGTAAAAAGAAGCATTGCTATTGGTACTGAGGCTTTAGGTTCATTAATTGGTGCAAGCACTCCTTCAGATAATATTGGAATCGGATATAGGGCTGGAACTAGCATGACAAATTGCAGTAATAATATTGCTATTGGTGGAAGTGCTATGGGTGAAGGTGGTGGAAATGCAATTACAGGAGGTGGCAATACTGCTATCGGTACAAATGCAATGAACAATGCTGAAGGTGCAGTTGCTAATAATACAGCAGTTGGTCTTAATGCTTTATTTGCGGTTACTACAGGTAGTAATAATACTGTTGTAGGAAGATTAGCTGGAGATGCAATTACCTCTGGTGGAAGTAATATAGTTATAGGAGATTCGGCATTAGGGGCGGCTACAACTGCGACTGCAAATGTAGTTATTGGTGGTGATGCAATGTCTGGTGTCCCATCAGGTCAAGCTATTGCAAATGTTGTTGCCATTGGTACAAATGCTTTTGTTGGTACAGCTAGTACAACAACAGATGCTGAAGGTACAGTTGCTGTAGGTTATAACTCTCTTAAAGCGTTAACTGAAGGACAATATTCTACAGCAACTGGTTATGAGTCATTATTAACAAATGAAACAGGAGATTCCAATTCAGCTTATGGTTATCAATCTGGTAAATTAATTACAGGCTCAAATAATGCTTGTTTTGGTGCGTTTAGTGCGGATCAACTTGCTGGAGGACAGCAAAATACTATCTTGGGAGTTCAAGCAGATGCAAGTTCATCTACAGGATCAAACCAATCAGTAATAGGATTTCAAGCAATAGGACAAGGTGACAATACTGTAACACTTGGTAATAGTTCTGTAACAAAACTTTATATAGCACCAGATTGCAGTACAAGTGCTACTCAATCTATTGTATTTAAAGATACTGGTGCTGAATCTGGTCAAGTTTTATACGATCATGGTAATGAACAATTTCAGTTTTATGTTGGCACTAACTTAAAGTTAAGATTAGAAAATTCTGGAAATATTGTTCCGGGTGTAAATGATTCAGCGGACATTGGAAACAGTTCTTTTAGGTTTGATGATATTTTTGCAACAAATGGAACAATAGATACATCTGATGAAAGGCGAAAAGACAATGTAAAAGATACAAGTCTTGGTCTTGATTTTGTAAATAAATTAAAACCGAAAGAATACAAATGGAAAGACTACGATTATGAGTATATCGAAAGGCAAGATGGAGAAGAACCTAAAACTATTACTAAAACCAAAACTTTTAAAAGAAAACATCAAGGTTTACTTGCACAAGATGTAGAGAAAGCTTTAAAAGATATTGGATTAACAAATGATGATTTTGCTGGAATAGTATATGACGAAGAATCTGATATATATGGATTAAGATATTCTCAACTTATTGCACCATTAATTAAAGCAGTGCAAGAGTTATCTGCAAAAGTAGAAGAATTAGAAAAGAAATAATTAACAAGCAAGGAGTCAAAAATGGCTAAAAAAGAAAAAGAAAAGCCAGTCTTGAATCTAGATGGTAAAGAATACATCATTGAGGATATGACTGATTTACAAAAAGAAAAAGCAGGTGAAGTTGCTTTGTATCAAAATCATGTAAGTGATATACAAAATAAGCTATCTACAAACGCTTTTATGAGACAGCAATTAGTTGAATGTGAGAAAGCATTTGTAGACAAACATCAAAAAGGTGTTAAAGAGCTAAAGCAAATGCTTAATAATGACCACTCACCACATGATCCGGGAGATGAAAACGACTAATGCTAATAAGGAAAAGTTCTAAGGGTCACGACCTAAAGCTGTATAGAAATACAACTCCCGGTGCGACTCGTACAAAGAAATATCCAGACGGTACAACAGAGACCCTTACTTATCCTTCTAGGTATAATTACTTTTTAGTTTACAATGGAGAAGTCATAAAGAGAAGCAATAGTTGGGATACAATAGAAGAAGCTTATGTTGATAAATGCGATGATGAGCATGGCGGTGGAACGGGAAGAATGTTAATTGGTAAACATGAATTAATAAATAATATGATACAGAGCAAATGAAGAATCCTTTAGCAACATTAGTATCATGGCAATATAAAACTGGACAGTTAGATGGCTGGACTGCGTATCATTTAGCGGCTGGTGCTTTTTTATGTAAGATATTCCAATGGTTGAGTTGGTCAGATTTTTGGTGTGTCATGGGTGTATTTATTATAGGTGTTCTGTGGGAAATATTTGAATGGTTTATTGAGGGTGATGAGGAAACATACGGAACCAAAAAAGCATGGGCATACAACACTATGGCTGATATTGTAGTAGAAACTGGTATAGCTTGGTGGATGGTGCTATGAACAAAACAATTAAAACATTAAAGAACGGAGATTTTGAAGTTGTACATACGAGTTATAACATTCCTGTTAAGTATATTTCTAATTCACAGTTGCACAAATCAAGGGTGGGTAGTAGCAAACATACCAATAGGAGAAGAGGAAAGGTTTACGAATACAGTGTTTATGGAGATAGTTGATGCTGACTCTATTACACATTTGTTCTATGGTCGTTTGTCTGATTATACTAATTGGTGCTATCTACATAATGATTGGGAAAAAGTCGAGGTAAAGTGAGTGCGAAGCCAGATACCGCTAGAAGTTATAGGACTACTATTCTTGATGATAATGCCATTGTTAGCATTAACCTTAAGTGGTTGGGTCAGATTGGAGTTCTTATCGCAATGTTGGTATATGGTTATTGGCAAATTGAAACTAGGATTGCAAAGCTTGAAGATAATGTTATTATTGCAAATGAACAGATTGGGGATTTGCTTAGTAAACACATCATGGAAGAAAGGGCTGAAAGAGAAGAGTTGGCAGAGAAAGTAGCTTTCTATGAAAAAGAATTTAACATCAATCCATTAAGCTGGGGTAAGCGTAAAAAGAAATGAGTGAGTTGCAAGAGTCAGTAATTAGAGAAAGGGCTCTTGTAATGCTTGCAAGAAATCAAGGTAATAAGCAAATTACCAAAAGAATAATTAAACAATTTTTAAAATGCATTAGGGAGTAACAATGGACTTTTTAGCCATCTACGGTGAAGCGGGAATGATAGGAGTAGTAGGTGCTATGTTCGTATATTTGGTTATATCATTGTCAAACAAAAGTGCAAGACAACAAGAACAGTTGGAAAGTTTAAAAGTAGAAAATAAGGGCCAATCTGAAACATTAGAAAATATGGAAGGTATGATAATAAAGTTGATTAATAGGTGGAATCAGTCAGACGATAAACTAGATCGCAAGTTTGATGCTTTAACAAAAGAAATAAACGACTTAGACAATCAAGTTTCTAGAATAGATGGTTCTTTAAGTAGGATAAACGGTAAACACTAATGGATAGTTTAAAGGTAACAGGATTAAGCACAAGCTTAGGCATTGTATACTGGACAGATTTATTGTCTGGTGTTTTAATGTGTATAATGTTTGCAGTGCAAATTTATTATTTGTATTTAAAAACCAAGAAAATAAAGGAAGATTAAATGGATATTAAGTCAATGTTAGTAAAGCTTGCTGAAGAGCAGGCAGACAAGATGCAAGAAGAGGCTATGAAGCATTTAGCATCGGATGAGTTTACAAAAAATTTAGCTACAAAAATTAACGAGAAGGTAAATATACCTTGGATCAACGAAGAAAAAGAACAAGAGCTTTTTGAAAAACTAGTTGATGTAATGACAGATATGTTAGAAGGTGTATTTAAAGGTAAATAATGCCTAAGCAAATGTATACAATTAGAGATTGGTCTGGTGGAATGAACAACAGAAAAGACCCTAGAGACTTAAGAGAAAATGAGTATTCTTATATACAAAACATGTCCATAGACTCTTTAGGTAAGATTAAAACATCTGGTGGTTTATTTGCTAGCAATGCTGACTCTGACGGTGATACTAGCTCAACCCCTCTTACTCAATACCTTGTAAGAAGGCAAGCAAAGGTGGTTAATTCAGGGGGATATGGTCTTTTTTATTTTGAGTCTGACCACAGTAGAGATAGTAACTTTTCAATTACAGATACAAAGCACCCCGGATCAAGCAATGCATTAACTGTGGGAACTTCTGTTGGCAATATAAGATTTGTAGCTCCTCAGTTGGGGGGGGATAATGCTCTTATACCACCTGAAGATACCCCAATGTAATTATGCCGTTACCCACTTCATCTCATATTGTTTTAGTTGGAGGAGCTAGTTCTAACAATAGCACTATTTTTACAAGTAGCTTAATTCAAATAGGCGATGTTATAAAAATAACCGGATCAGGTGGAAATGATGGTATTTTTACCGTTGAGCAAGTCGTTGACTCTTTAAATTCTGGAGAGGCTTTAGGTTCAAGTTTTACTCAGGCATCTTGCTCTATTAGTGGAGCAACCGTAACTCATTCTGCTAATGCTAATATCGTAGCAGGTCTATCTGTTGCTGGCACTGGAGTTGCATCAGGTTCTATTGTTTCTTCGGTTGATAGCTCTACTCAGTTTACATTGAATAGGGAAGGGACAACTGGAACAGTTACCCTTACTTTTGCAGATCAAGATATATATTACATTGTAAAAGGAAGACCTATATTAACAGATTCTAGTGGTGGAAATCCTACTATTAATGTTGTCAGACCCACTGGGGACAAGTTAATTGCCTTGGGAGATACCGCTGATGCTGGAGGGGTAGACGTTTGGTCTAACAATGCAACTACAAATTACACTACGGAAAACAGCGGATGGGAAACAGCGGCTATTAACCCTACGATATCTGGTGAGAATGCTAAGTATATGTATCTTTACGTAGATGGAGCTTTGCGGGTTAGGAATATAAACACAACAAATAAATCTTTAGTAAAATGGTACGGGTACATTCAAAGAAATCAATTTAATATTAACACCGGATTAGTATTTGCTGAATGGCAAGAGCATATTAATACTTTAAGTTCTCCTAAGTTAGCAACTAATTTAACGTATGCCTACGGTCATTCTGCACATGATGCAGATACAGGTGGTGCGGGTGCTAATTACTTTAAAAACCCTGCTACAGACGACTTTAGAGGAGTTGCGATTCATAAGTATGCAGAAGATGCTGTTTTACAAATGGGAGTTAATTTAAACACATCAAGCACCCTTTTAAAATTTGAAGACTCTAGTAATAACGACAAAACAGGTAGGGCTGTTGTTGGTGAGGTTATATCTATTAAAGATACTGCAGGTGGAGTTGGTGATTTAGGGGAATATCCAAAAGAATTTTTATTTTGCAAAAGAGGTTATACCAGTTCGTCTGGATTTGCTATTTACGAAAGAAGTTATGGAGGTGTTTTGCCAGACGGAACAGCTCCTTTTAACTTTGATGACAATGAAACTCCTATTATAGAAAGGGGAACAGGTTTTAATATTGGGGTAACCACTGTTTCTAATGCCGGAGGGTGGGGGGAAGGCACATACGAGTTTCATCAAACTTTTATTTATGATGGAAATCAAGAGTCTTTACCTGTAAGAACAGGCGATGGAGAATCTTCTATTGATGTTTTTTCTTTGTCTGTAAATAGCGGAGACGGACTAAGAATTTCTATATTTGCAGATTTGGCTTATTCTGGAAGGATTACAGGTGGTAGAATTTATACAAGGTTGCTAAACTCAGATGAAGATTTAATAATGTTGGTAGATATAGATATTGTAAAAGGTGTTAGGACTACTTTAGATGGAGATCATCAACCTTGGTCTTATCAAGAGGGGAAAGGGTATTATGTTTTAGGCGAATCAACTGGCAATGCACTTAGTCCTAATTTAGATACATATCAAACAATTAACGGATTTAGTCCAGATGTAAAATTTTTAGGCATAGGTGGCTTTAATGAAGGATATAAGGCTGGCGTAATTGCAAATCGGAGAACCTTTGTAGCTAATGTATCCCTAAAAGGAAGCTCAGGAGAGGTAGAAACTTTTGGTGATAGAATTATGTATAGTGAAATAAATAAGTTTGACACTTTTTTACCTCATAATTTTATAGATGTTTCTACCGGAGATTATGGTGAGTACGTTGCATTAGAATCTTATGCTGATAGGCTTCTTGCTTTTAAGCATAATTTAATACATATAATTAATATTGCTAGCCCTAGTGTTTTTAATTGGTATTTAGAAGAAACTGTAAAGTATTATGGTGTTGAGTTTCCTTTTAGCGTTGCTAAAACTAACAATGGGATAGCTTGGGTTTCAGATGATGGGTGCTATTTATACGATGGTTCTAGAATAAGAAATTTAATTGATAAAAAAATAGCTGTAAGTAATGCCTCATACACGACAAATAATATTACTTGGAATGACTGGTATAGAGGAAGTGCTTTTGTAAAAGATATTATGCTTGGGTATGACCCAATAAGTAATTCTTTGATAATGTTTAGGAGCCCTAATGACTCATCCACTAACTCTAATCAGGCTTTTGTTTATGACTTTGATAGTAATGGTTGGACGTTTAGCACTGGAATATTTGATGATAGCGAAACCTATACAAATTTTATAACAGACTTTAACAACAACCTTACTGTAGGGTATCAAGACGATTCTACTGACGTTGATTTTAAAAAGTTTTTACCAGTTCCTACCACACAAACAGACCAAGAGTTTGTTACTAGAGATATTGATTTTGGTGTGCCCGGATTGGTAAAGAAAATATATAAAGTTATTGTAACTTATAAGTCTAATGCTTCCGAAACAACTCCTTTTAAATACGCTATAAACGGAACACAGAATTTTTCTGGGGATGGCGGTGGGACTTTTACAGGTAACTTTATAGGAACAAGTGATAAATGGGATGTTGTTACTTTAAGCACTGCTTCACCCATAGAATGTCAGAGCCTTCAAATTAAATTTGATGCTCCTAGCACTGGGCTGTTTGAAATAAACGATATGACAGTGCAGTATAGAGTCATAGGAAGCAAAGAGGTTACGTAGTGCCGTTAACAGAAAGGGACACTAGAAAGTTAATTAATACAAAGCAGGCATCTGTTGAGTTCCAAGGAACTCCTTCTATACAGGGAATGGTTGATGGCCAAATAGCTATAAAGAAAAAATCAAATAGCCAATTAGCATTATACAGAAAACAGTTTGGAAAGCTGTTTCATTCCTTTATGACTAGCGATGGTAATCAGATTGTAGAGAAGAAGCTAACAACTAACGATCTTGAGTACAAACATAAATTTATAGACTATCGTATGTTTTCTCATAATTTTTCAGAAAACCTTTCAACGGCTGAGAGGTTTCTTCCTTGGGTTGGGCCTACCGATAGCACGGGTATGGACGATGCAAGAAACTCGTTGCTTGTCCCTTTTGATATGACTTGCCATAGAATACTTTTTAGGCCAGAAACGCTTACATCTGACCCTACTAGTGCAAATCTTACTTTCACTGTTGTAAGGCAAGATGATGGAGATGCTAATGTGGACACCGTAGCTACTTTTCAGTACACAACTGATAACATATCTAACGATACTTTTTTAACAATAAATGAATCTGATTTTAATAATCAACCAAAAGTAGAAACTGGCATGAAAGTAGGTATTAAAATACAATTTGATGGAGACCCGGCTAGTACTATAGATTATTATATTACATCGGTTTGGCGAGTAGAGGTGGAAATATGATAAAAAATTTATTAAATTCTAAGGAATTATACCATGATTGAACATTCCTCAAAATCAAAAGGTTACTTACCTATGAAATCCGGCCCTAATATGATGGGCTTTGATATGGGTAAATCTGGTAGTTTAATGGAAATGATGCAGACTGGGGGTCAACCTAGTCGTGGTGCGGCTATGCTTGCTCAGGCAACACAAAGACAAAGCGATATAAAAAAATTAGAAGATCAACAGAGAGCAGAAGCCAAAAGACAAAAACGTGGTGGTTTGTTTGGTAGTATTGGTGGTTTAGCTGGTGGTTTATTGGGTGCGGCTCTTGCCCCGGTTACTGGTGGTGCTAGCCTTGCACTTGCTTCTGGTTTAGGAACTGCTTTAGGCAGAAGAGTGGGTGAGGGTATTGGTGCTGGTAAGACAGTGCAAGCCGATACAGAAGGGACGGTATTTGCACAGCAGGATTTTAGAGATGTAGAACAGGCCAGTAGGGACTACACTAGGGGTATGGGGGAAAGAGCTATAGTTTCAGGTTTAAAAGCTGGGCTTACAGCAGGTTTTTCTCCCGGTGGCGGTATATATGGCAAGGTTGGTGGTAAGCTAGCAACTAGCCAAGCAAGGCAGGCTTTAAAAGAAGCTATACCTATGGCTATTAAACAAGCTCCATCAAACCTTATGTCTATGATTCAAGGTTCTCCTGCTCCAAGTTTGCCAGTAGCTCCCAGTGTTGACTTGGATGCTGTTTCCATCCCTCTTAACCCCAGTGCTAGTGCTAAAATATTTGATCCTTCCTCTGTTTTTCCTGCATCTACTTACAACCCAATGGAATCTCCTGCTGATGCTTTACTAGGGGCTAGTGATTATATACCTGAAGCGTTTTCTTTAACGCAAGCAGTTCCAGTACCTCAGCTCTATGAAGATGGTGGTCTCATTGAATATCAGTACGGTGGGGGAGTTGGTGGCATACAAAGTATTTTGCAGGATGCTGGTATTACCGCATCTCCAGAGCAATTAGCTTTATTTGAACAGTTTGACCCCAGTTCTTTAAATGAATTAGCATCTGGTTTACAAAGCAGTCTTCTTTCTGGAACTCAACAGGCACAACAGCAACAAGCTGGTATGGGATTTGCTGGTTCTGGTGCAGTACAGCAACAACAAGCACAGCAAAGAGAAAGTGCTATGGATCAACTTGAGTCTGCACAAGAAAGAGCGGCTAAACAATTTGAGTCACAGACATTGGGAGAGGCGGCTAGCTTGATAAATCAAGGTGCAGAGTTTAGTGGCTTTACAGCTCCACCACCTACAGTTTCAAGCTTACCAACGTCAGATCAAGGTGCTGTAACTTTTAATGGTGTTGGTTATGTTTGGGACAATGACTCTGGTCGGTACATTACTCAGGATGAATTTGAGCAAGGTATGAGTGAATATTATGATGATCTATATGATTAAGGATAATTACGATGCCCGGACACACTAGAAGTATATACAGCAGAAGACAGAGGTTAGGCCCTGCTAGGTTTGACAATCCCCTTGCAGACTTTTTAGATAGACTGCCAGATTATTTTAATGATTATCAAAGAAATCAATTAGCCCTTGAAAGACAGCAACTGGCAGATAAAAGATATGAGGATGCACAGGAAAGGCAAGTAATGATAGATGACTTTAATATGGCTCGTTCTACTGGAGATCCAAATGTTATGGCTAGTGTTTTTAGAAAATATGGTAAAACATCTGAGGCTAACAAATTAGAAAAATCATCAAAGGTATTTTCTGATTTTAGTGGAGATTATTCTGATATTATAAATATGTCTACCGATGAAATGTATGCTAATTTAGACAAGATAAAAGAAGTTAGAGATAAGGCATTTTCAATTAGTTCTCAGTATGTTTCTGATAATTCTGGAAGAGGAAGTTATATAAGAAACGCTAGTAGAGATTTAAAATCAATGGTTGATAATATTGAATCAACTGCTGGGACGTTAAAACCAATTAGTGCCTATAGTCCTGTTGACAAGTCAATGTTTAATTCAATGGGTAAAACAAAAGATAAAGCAACAGAGAGATTAGCTGATCTTGAAACTCAATACGTTCAGACTTTAAGTCGTTATGATAAAGATAGTAAGCAAGCTAAACAGTTAGAAGGGCCTATATCATTAGAAAAAGACAAGATATTAAGACTTGAGCAAAGCATGTTAAACATACAGTCAAAGTACACATATCCAGAATTAGCCGATAAGCAAATAAGCTACTCTGATAAAACTGATTTTGCAGTTGATAACGATGAACTTATTTTAAATAACCCTGATTTATCTGAAAAATTACAAACTTGGTTAGAAGATCCAGACAACCAAGATAATTTTAATATTTTTAAAAATGCTGTTGAGGAGCAAAGATCTTCTCAACCAAAACAAGATATTGAAAAAGAGGTTTCTCAACCTAAAGATAGCAGGGAGTATTTTACCAGCGGTCTTTATGGTGAAGATAGAAATGTTCCTACTGGTGATAAAATTATTCAACGTCTATTTGAGGGGCTTGGGGATGTTGCAAGTGGTTTACCTTTACCCATCCCCGGAACTCCTGTTTTTGGCCAAGATGCAGTTCAGGATGAGTCTCCAGCATCTAGTCTTAAAGTTGCTCAACCGATATCAACTTCCAACGATCAACAGGTTTTAGATATATTGCAATCATTTAACAATTAAAATGTCTAACCAAAACGATAGCTTTTCTTATTATTCAAACCTTATAGATAGAGCATCTAATAATCAAAATAAATATCAAGGCTCTGAAGATATGTTGCAATATCTTAGTGATCAATCTCATCAAAAATCACAACCTATACAAAATGATTTTAGCTATTATGAAAATATTGCAAAACAAGTAGTTGATGATGAGATAAAAAAATCATCTAAAGATGAAAAGTTGTATGGATTTGTTCCCGGCGAATGGTTGCCTACTTGGGCTAAAGTGGGTTATAACAACAGCATTGAGGGTTTGGCTTATCAAATGGCAACTGGTGGTAAAAAATTTGATATTGCTCGTTATGAAGAAGAAAATATGGGTGTTGTTGATGACGTTTTATCTACTATTACTTCTTTTTTTACATTAACAGATATTGGCACAATGGCGGCTGGCGGAGGAATTGGTGGTTTTGCAATTAGAGGAGCAACAAAAAGAGCGGCAGTTTCTGCACTTCAAAAAGGTGCAGTTTCTGGTATTAATCGAAAAGTTGCAAAAGAAGCCGTTGAGGAGTTAGTTGAAAAAAATGCAGTTAAAGCATCTCAAGTTTTATCTAATCAAGGAGGTGTAACAACAAAAACAGCAAATAAATTAATACAAAAAATAAAGCCAATAGTTTCTAATAGGATATTAGAAGAAGGTGTTAAAGGTGCAACTGGTTTAGGATTTTATAGCGGTTTGCAGTCTAGCTTAGGTCAGGAAATAAAAACTGGAGATATTAGCTTTATACAAACTTTAGCAGATGCTTCAAAAGGTGCAGTTCTTGGTGGTGTAACTGCTGGGTCTGGAAAAGCTATGAATAACTATTTAATTAGAAATTTAGGAACTCCTAAAACAGTTGGAGAAAAAATAGCTTATGCAACTGCAACTAAAGCCTTAGAAACTATTGAATTTGGAACATTGTCCCCTATAATGGAAGGTGAAATGCCTAAAGTTGACGACTACATCCATGCGGCTGGAGTTATTGGTGGTTTAACTTTAGTTAGGAAAGTGCCAAAAACAGCTATGAAATTAGCAGGAAAAGACAATCCGTTATTAACTACTAAAGATACTGCAAAAGCTTTCGCAGAAGCGAAAAAAAGCACAGAGGCAAAAGAAGCTGTATGGACAGATAGAAAAGGAACAAAAATAGATGATGTTAAGTTTGAGTCTAAGGAAACAACCTCTGGAAAAGTTGTTGATTATGTAACAGCAAAAAATATTAAATCAGGTAATTCTGTTGAATTTTCTGCCACTGAGTTTAGTAATAGAGGTTTTGCTAGGTCTAAAAACAGGGTTAATATGAAAACATCTCAGGAGATAGAAAATTCTAGGAGAAAAGAGGTTTTCAGTAGATTGGGAAAAAAGGGGTTGGGTCTAAGTCAGCAAGAGATTGTTAATAGAATTGAGTCTGTTACAGGTAGAAAGGTTGATACATCAAAAGGTAAAACTGGATACTCTCAAATGACACCTATTGAAAAAGTTAAATTTTTAGACACTTTAAGAAAAGAGAGTCTTGCAGATAAGATATTTAAAGAATTTAAAAGAGAAGGCTATGATGAATATTTAATACCCCAGTCTGCTGTATACACTAAAATAATTCCTGAGTTTTTAAAACAAAGTAAAAACAGAGCAGTTACTGAGTTTGGTGTTAGTACCATAAAAGACATAAACAAGGCAGATTCTAGGGGTGTAGTTTTAACAGGTACAAGTTTGCAAGAATTGCAGAGTGCTGGTTTGTATAATGGTGGGTTTTTTAAAAAAATATTTGGTTTGGTTGAAGTAGAGACTCCTTCAGGTTTTAAAAAATTAAGAACTGAAAAACAAGCTAAAGAATATTTTGAAGATTTGGGGAGAAGAGCACAAGACCCTGCTAGGCAAAACGATGTGGATGTTAAAAAAGTAAGGTCTTTTTTAAATAAGCAATACTATCTTTCTAAACAAGCAGGTGTTCCAGTAGTAGAATTTCGTAAAAATTATTTTCCCAATAAAGTTAAATCAGAGTATTTAGATATATTGGGAAGTGATATATTCAAAATTATATCTCAAGACGTAAGCTTTGAAGGTAGAGGTTTATCCAATAAGCCTTTGATGGTAGAAAAAATAAATGCAATTATGGAATCTACCAGTATAGACCCAAAAACCAAGAGTGCTCTTGAGCACATAGCAAATGTATTTCAAAAAAATGCAAAAGACCAAAATAAAACTCTTAGTAGAGATAAAGCTTTAGCAGAGGCTTTTTCTACTTTAAGAGATGATGTTCTCCATCAGAGATTTAGCGTTATGGGAAACATAGAAAAATCAAGAAAGTATGAGTTGCCTGACTATATGTACGAAAGAGATGCTAGGATTGTATTGACTAGATATGCAACAGATCTATCAAGAAGAATCGCTTATGTAGAAAACTTTGGCCCAAAAGGTGAAGTAATCGAACAAAGGCTTTCTGCAATAAGAAGATTAGCAAATGATGCCCATAGGCAAAGAGACTATACGAAAGAAAAAAAATTAAGACAGGAAGAAAAATTCATAGATCAATTATTTGATACGTTCACTAATAAAATAGAAATAAACCCGTCTAAAAACTATGACCCAAGGGCAAAAAACTTTTTATCCACTTTGGTAGATTTTGAAGTTGCTACTAAAATAGGATTGGGTTATGCTACAATTCCAAACCTTACACAAACTTTAGTTTCCACTGCTGTAAAAGCAGGATATTGGAACACTTTTAAAGGAGGCTACAATTTAGCAACCGACAAAAATTACAGAAAACAAATTGGTAGATCAGGTTTGTCTAACTTAAGCATATCTCAAATGATGTATGGTTTAGAACCTACAGACAGGAGAATGTCAAGGATCGCTGATATGGTGACTAGAGTTAGCTTGTTTCAGGGTATAAATAAGGTAAATCAATATGTAGCGGCCGCCGCTGGTAGGGAATATATAAGGTCTTTGATTAAAGCAAGAACAAGTCCCATAGAATTAAGAAGAAACTGGGCAAAAGCAAATTTAAAAAGACTAGGTTTATCAGAAAATATTTCAAAAAAAGAGTTAACCAGAGAAGAATCTATACGAACTCCTGACGGTAAAAGAACAATAGCAAATTCCAAGGAAGCAGAGGCTGTATATAGGTTTGCAAGAGATGCACAGCTACAAAAAAACGTTTTAAGAGATCCTCTTTTTTTCAACGACCCTCGATTTAGACCTTTTATATTGTTTAAAAGATTTGGTTACAAGCAATTTAATTGGATTCGAGAAGAGTTGGGTTTTGAACTTGCTAGAGGAAATCTTTTTCCCATGCTAAGATTAGGTGCAGGTGGGTTGTTTGGTTCTCAATTAGTGGTGTGGTCTAAAAAAGCATTGAATAATTTAATAGCTGGAGAAGATGATATATACGATGAAAGTAGATTATTTTTACCGGGTTTACCACCAAATACAAATATAGATGTAATGGGCATTGATGTAGAAACAGACATATCTAAGTATACAAGAGGTGATTTCTTTGACCATGTTGCTTCTGTTGGTGCTTTTGGTTTTGTTTCTGATGTTATAGCCAATGAAAATAAATTTAGAGCAATAGAATTTTTAGCAAAACCTGCAATAATACAAGATGCTTTGAAAGCAATAGATGCCATACAAAGAGTTAACAATGATTTACATACGTATGGTATCGGTTCATATAAAAGATCTATAAAATATTTTGCTCCAATATTAGGAACTGTTCCAAGAAGATATGCAAGAAGGTTTGAAACTGAGGGTCAAAAAGAAACATATACTAGATATAGAAAAGGAATTACCAGAAGTAGAATATTAGATTTATTCATAGATGAAAGAGAGGAAGAAGCTTACAGAGTAATGGATGCTTGGAACAACTCTAATCCAAATAATATGATATTTGTAGAAGATGTTAGCCCTAAAGAGGTGTTTGATAGAGTTAGAAGTAAATATGAAAAATCACTTAATCCGTAACGTACAATAAAGTTTCTTCTGCAAATTCTGGAAACCCATGCTTCTCCCAGAACTTAGCTAATCTTTTGTAATATACTTTTGTTGTGATACGGTTTCTTTTTAAATCTTTTATAATTGCCATAAACTCAGAAACCAGTTCAGGTTCCATAGGTTTCTCTTCTACTGGAAAGTCATCCAATATATCCATTACTTACCACTCCTTATTTCTATAGAAAAAAGTTCTTCTTTCTTTTTCTTTGTATATGTAGACCTTTGACTCTTTGTCATCTTCAACCAACACTCTGGAAGTGAGGAAACTTGAGTGTCATAACTACCTGCAACACCACAAAATTTTTTAAGTTGGTCATCGTTTTTCTGCTTTTGTGGGTTAAAATACGATTTACCGCAAAAACCACAGGTTCTATCAATTTTACTACAAATTTCAAACATTGGCTTTAAAAAACCCCCTCTAATCTCACGATTATGGCTGTAAAATAAATTATTGGACATAAGTATCGCCTAAATAAAAACTATTGAATAAGGGGGCCGTAGCCCCCTTATTATTAACAAGACCTAAAATGGCGTTTTTTTCTTGTACTCTTCCTTAAACTGACCAGAAAGATACCTATCTCCCTTATCGGTTTCGTTAATCCAAAGAGAAAAATCTTTCTTCTCTCCGTTTACCATACCGTTGCCAGTGTAGTCAGGCTTTTTATCACCGTCTTTTTTGTACTTGTTTTTCCACAGCGTAAAGCTGTTGTCTTTTATTTTGTATTCGGCCATTTTGCCTCCTAGTTATGGGCAATCTAATTCATTACCTTTTTTAGCCAACCGAGAGACTTTTCATTGTCATTCTCTTTGTAAGAATCAGGTTGCCCTGTTTTGTTATTCAATCTTGTTTCGAGCTCTACCATTCTTTTGTAAGTTGATCCATTTTCTGAAACTCGACCTTCTTTAATAATTTTTTTATAATATGTAACCAGACCTCTAGTCCCCATTAGTTTGTTGTTTTTCACCTGCCATCTCCTTCATTATTGATAGTGTGTTAATAAAATATTCATAATCTAATACAATGTATGGTTTGCCACGATCTTCACGGATTACTACACCGTGTTCTTGTTTCTCTGGCTTCATCCACATTGCTATTTGTTTTCTTCTTTTGCATCCGAAGTAATGACCTTCTATTTCTATATCTCCTTGCTCATGCTGTGCACCCCCTCTGTCTCTGTTGAAAGCATCTAAGCCAAAATCTTTTGCCATGCGAACCGCTTGTCTCTGTAGCTCTGCACCACGTTGCCTTGCTCTCCTGCCACGCTTTACATTTTTAGGATTCTTCATACCGCTAACCTCATCTTGCTATGTTGTTTTTTATTTCTACAAATAGGACAGCTCATATAAAGCCTTTTAGAGTCTGACCAGTGAGTATTGTCACACTTATCACATTTATACAAATACTCTATGACATAATGACCATTTAAATATTTTGTTCTAGTAAGATCAAACATTATTTATTACTGATCTCTCTACTGTTAAATCAGTTTCTTTTAACCTATCTGCCATTGCATCCTCTTCTTTATATAACATTTCATTCTTAATTCTCTCCATATCTTTTAATAAAGCCTCATAGGGAGGTCTAGTTAATCTTCCTTTCTCTTTCATACCTCTCCAATCAGGTGGTACTCGCAAGGCTATCTTTAGTGCGTTAATATGCAACTCAACCTCTTCTTTGGAATACTTAATTAAAGCTGTGCAAGTATATTTTTTCATAATAGTTCCGCTCCTCTCTTTACTGGTAGATATGCATTGGTTCTAACAATGCTACCACCGTTAATTGTTTTCTGTGTCTTTGTGTTTTTAACGTCAAAATCAAACAAAAAGTTTCCATATTTATCTGTTATTTTCCAATACATAATAATCTCATCTGGTATCAAATAAAGAAAGCCAATGAAAGGGACTCTCAA